TCCCGTGTTTGCTGCTAAGCGTCTTGGCAATCCGATGATGGATCTTTCCCGCATCGTTGCGACCGACGGTTCGGCTTACCAGTTCCGCGTAAAGACCGGCAACGCTGGCGCTCAGTGGGGCTACACGGTTCAGAACAACGGAACACCAACGACTGAAGCAACGTCGATCTGGCAGGTGATCCTCAAAGACTTGAACGCACAGTTTCCAATTCGTACTGCTGCGCTTGATGATATTGATGGTCTTGAGCCCAACGTTGTTGACGATATGCTGCTTGAGTTCCAGCAGGCAATGGCAACCTCGATGGTTCAAAACAACGATCAATCGGGAACCGGAACGTCGGTATCGACTGGCGGCGCTGATGGTTTGCGCGGTTTAGATCAGTATGCTGGTGCAAATGCAACCTACACGGGCGGTACAGTTTCCACGGCTTCTTTCGGAACCTCGGGAACCGCAACGACCAATGGTTTGCATAACCTTGCAACGTATGACCAGCTCACCACGAACGCAAACACTGTTGGTGCAAACAACATCGTTTATAAGGACGTTGTTAACTTCATCTACAGCTTGCCTCAGCAATATTGGACCCCAACAGCAAGATTTATGATTAACCCAATCTTGTTGCAGGGCATCCGTGGTTTGGTTGACGATCAGAAGCGTCCGATCTACATCGACGGTCTGAGCCGTGACGATGGCATCGTTGGCAAGTTGCTTGGCTTTGATGTAGTGGTCAACAAATATGTTGACAATCCTTCTCAGCCCACAACCGGCGCGGCTGGCACAACTTCCTATTACCCAATGTATTTTGCGGATTGGCAGTTGTTCCACACCATCGTTATGCGCTTAAGCATGGTTCTGCGTCGCTACGATCAAACGCAACCAGGAAGCATTACGTTCTACGGCGAGACCCGCGCAGCTACATCTGTGCGCGATCCTAACGCTGGCGTACGTTACCGTTCCACCGGCACTGCGGCTTAATTTAAGAGGGCGAAAGCCCTCTCCCTCTATGGAGAGACTATGAAACAAGTGATTTTAGAAGGGCTTAAGCAGGCTCTCCACGAGGGCAAAGCCACGGTGAACCTCGCTGAAGCCTCAGCCCTCACGGGCTCGGGCTCCGGCGTTGGTGGCCGGGTATTCAACGAAGATGTATTTGCAAGTCTGCGTTACTGGAACCCTTTCCGGGTTTACGCTAATCAGACAATGACCGCAGATTCGGACATTCAATTCACGGTTAAGACCGGTAACGCTGCAAACAGCACAAACCCATGGGGCTACACGGTAAACGCTAACAGCGGATCGCCCAACATTGCCACGAGCATTTGGCAGCTTCCGATGCGCGTTATTTCGGCTCAGATGCCTATCCGCGCAGCGGCGATGGACGACATTAATGGTTTAGATGCAGCTTTAGCCGAAGATCTTGCGATGGAATTTAGCCAGATCGAAGCCGCGTCAATGGCGATCAATAACGATCAGGCAGGATCGACAACAACAAGCACAGGCGCGACTAGCGGTTTACGCGGTCTCAAGATGTACTTAGGAACCGCGGGTTCTACGGCCGCTTATGGTAGTTCAGGAACCGCAATTACAAACGGCATTCACACGCTCAACACGGTTGGCTATGCTCATGCTGGCGGCATCGAATGGGAAAGCCTTGTTGATGTTGCCAACGCTCTTCCAGGCCAGTTTTGGAGGATGCCCGGAACGGCGTGGATGATGCACCCAATAGCGCTGCAAACGCTTCGCAAGTACACGCATGGCGGCAATTCTTATACGCTTGTTGAAACCGGCGAGGAAGGCGAAGGCCCAGGTGTCAACATCATGGGTTGGCCGGTCATTGTTAATCCGTATTTGGACGCTCCTGCAACTGGCGCTTCTCCGATCTATCTTGCAAACTGGCCGCGATTCTTCTGGATTGTTGACCATTCAGAGATGACGTTGCAACGCATGGAACAGACGCAGCCTGGGACAATCACGATCTACGCTGAGAAGCGTTTGGTCTCCACTGTGCGTGATGTAACCGCTGGTGTTCGTTTGATCGGAACCTAACATGCCAAGTCAGCTACAAGGTAATTTCGGAGCGGGTTCGCGTAACCCGTTCAACTACTCGAAAGTCATTCAGAGTACCCGAGACCCGGTTACGCAATGGCTTACGCTCGACGAAATCACCAACCAGCTCAATTTGTTTGCCGATGAATCTCAAGACGAGTTTTTGTCGCAGCTTGAGCTGGCAGCGCGGATGGCAATTGAGGATTATTTGGGCGTTCCGATCTTCAATGTGACATATCAGGCTTCTTATTTAATCTCGGGTTTGATGGCGGCTCCGGTTTCGCTGGATCTTCCCGAGGTTTCGCAAAACGGCGTGACGATTAACTGGGTCAAGTATTACAACGATCTAAACCCTCCGGTTCTCACGACGATTGCAAGCTCGCAGTATTACTACGACCCAACTGGGAACAAGTTAGTTCTTTTCGAGGTTCCCAATAACGTTAACACCTACATGACCGCTCCGATGCTCTGCCAGTACACGCTACAAGGCAGTGTTATTGGTCAGTATCCCGTGGTTAAGCAAGCTGGTCTCATGCTTCTCACGCATTTCTACAATAACCGGTCTGCCATATCTGAGGCTAAGCAGTATCAGCTTCCGTGGGCGATTGACCAGTTGTTAAGACCATACAAAACTTTGGTGATGTGATGGTTTTACGCGTCGATCAAATCACCATCAATAATCTGACGTTTGGGCTTACCAATCTTGGCGAGCAGACAACGACAGAGACTGCATGGTTTCAGACGCGAGCAAAAACCAAGTCTGTGCATAACCGAATTCGAACGCTTGAGAAGTTTCGTCAGTACGACAACATGATTGAGTTTACGGTGAACTACACACCCAATATGCGAACGATTTCCGATGCTCAAGAGGCTTACAGCATTTCCTTCCGAGACAAATCTTGGCGGATCGCTGAGGTTTACGAGCATGACGATCGCCAGTGGGTAACGTTTACTTGTTACCGTAACGAACCAACGGTTGCAGTCTGATGGGCCAGAATTCAGCCGTTACCTATGCTCAAGCGATACAGGCGCAGCTAACCTCGGTTTGTACGCCCACGCCAGTTTATGCTGTGTTTAACCGCAACTTTGCAACCGAGCCGACGTTTGTTACTTGGCAGCTAAGAGATGTTCATCAGCCGGTGTATACGGGGCCGCAGTCGGTCAAGGGTATAGATAGACCTGTCTTTCAAGCGACAGTCTTTGCTCAGCAGATGGCGAACTGTTACTCGAAGGCTCAGCAGATTGTCGACGCGCTCCACGGCTATCAGGGAACATTTGGCGGCTTATTTTTTGTGGCAAAAGTAGACGTTGATTGGCTTTTCCACACATACGATAATGACAGCAAGCTACACCAGATTGTTTTGGATTCAACTTTGGACATTCCTTCGTGAGGTGAAAAATGGCTCTTCCCAACAAAGTTTTACCCGGCTTTTCAGCCTCTCTATACTGCCAGCCGGGGGCTACTCCAACTCCTTTAACCACCGCAGAACTTTCTACATATGCAAGTGTTTCTGCAATTGCAATAGCTGGAAATCTTGTTCCGGTTGAGGCGATTCCCGCATTTGGACAAGACGATGCAGTTGCTAATTTCTCGGTCGCTGGCTCGCGTCAGTCTGACAAGATCCCAGTGCAATCTGCCCCAACTTCCATGACGGTTGTGGCCGCATGGAATCCAGCAAGCACAAATCTTCTTTTGCTTCGCGCTGACGCGTATAACGGAACCATAGATAGAACTTTTGTTATTGCCGCAACAGACGGTACCAACACTGTTTATTTTTCTTTCAATGGACGCGTAAGTCAATGGACAATTGATCCTGCTCCGGGCGCAGAAGCTCAGGTTACTTTTACGATTCACCCGCGAGGAAACCAATATGGATGGCAAAACAACACTTGATGATCTTGTAGCTTTGATGGCTAGCTTTCATGGCGATTTACACGCTATGGCAAAAGGGCATCCCTTTACCCTTCAAGAGGTGGATGCCGCCTTACAGGAAGCCAGCCCCGGCGGGGCCGAAGCCGTCTGTCTTTCAGTGTTGAGAGCTCATGCAAAGAGCGAGTGACGATCTGCTGGCTTACTTAGTCACGCAAGCCCAGACCGGTTCTAAAAACTGGTTTGGGTATCCTCAACAAAGGCTCATCAACATTAGCCTTTGCCACAAGATCGCAGAGAATCATGCGCCAGATATGACACCAGACGAAGTAGTTAATTATGTGATTCGTCTTAACGATCTGATCTTCAAAAAGATCGTGACAAATGGGAAAGATTGAGGTTAAGGGCTTCCGAGAGTTTGAGGATTCGCTTTTAGAATTAGCTCAAGAATTCGGCACGACCAAAGCAAGGCGATCATTACTTCCCGGTCTTAAATCTGCGATGGAGCCCGTAAAAGCGGCAATCCGCGCAAGAGTTCCTGTCGATACTGGAAAGCTACAACTCAAGGTTCGCAACGGCGCGAAGGTTGCAACGCGTAAAGACAAGTCTAAAAAGTATCTTAGTCGCGACACGGTTGCTTTTGGGTTTGTCGATGTTGGCGTTGGCTATAAAGATGCTAAGGGTGAGTACAGGCCGGCAGCAGAGGCTATAGAATTCGGCACAGCAGAAGTTCCTGCTAGGCCGTTTATACGAAACAGTTTTCAATCAATGGCAAGCTCCGCGCTTGATCGGTTAGCGTCTCTCATGAGCGCTCACATGGATCTTTGGGCGGCAAAACAACGAGCAAAGGTTAGAAAATGAGATTACAAGACAAGTTTGGTTCTTCTTTCCAAAGGCAAAAATACGCAGATATTGATTTCGCTGGTCATGCGCTAAAGGTCTATCTTCCTACCAGGAAGGAAATGCTTGAGCTTGAGGGCAAGATCAAAAACCCTCCTGATGCTCTGTTAGAACAGGAATACACAAAGCTAGTCGATACGTTTGAAAAACTCTACAAGATCAATAAGGCTGTAGAGGTTGAGCGTAAAGACGATGACATTGTGGTTGAGGGCCGAAGCCTAAAAGAAGCATCACGGTTCAAAGCCCAAGAGATCATGCGCGAAATTGCGCTGATTAACTTAGTCGGCTTCGAGGAAGGGCAAGAGCTGTTCGCGCTTTCGTACGAGGATATTTCCGAAGCCTTCTCTCCGGCGCAGATCAAGCATCTTACCGAGCTAATTGAGAAA